CTACAGCAATTATTGGTCATGTTATTACACAGGCAATTCAAGGTAATGATATGGATCATGCCGAAGTGCTTAGTAACGAACTAAATTCTTTAATGCACAAATTGACGATAGACTTAACAACTGTATTATTACAGAATATGCCAAATATATTAGATACTATATCGGCACAACTTAGAATAGAACTAGATAAACAATATAAATGTTCACTTCAAAGTGATGACTACAAAAATAAAGAATGTATATAGGGTTGACTTTATCGCTGATTTATGTTATAATAATACTATTAATACCAGTTTTTATGCTATGGATATCAAATGACTAATATGATCTACACAAAAAATACGAGTGGTGCAATTCGTAGATTACAAAGAAAAAAACCTACCAAGAGTTATCTCTCAGCACTAATAAATCATTTTAAATTTCTAAAGAGTTTAGGTTTCAATATAGATTCAAAAGGCAATATAAAGCGTAGATATAAAAAATCTGCCCCTTTAGCTCATTCGGTAGAGCAGCTGATTTGTAATCAGCAGGTGGTATGTTCGAATCGTACAAGGGGCACCACTACTAGTTTTGATAGTAAAGCAGGTACAAAACCTGTTAACAACTGGCGTTTAGAAGAATCAAAGAAATTTACAATTGCACCTGCATATAACAAAGGTGCTTATCAAGTTATTACGCCTAGTAACATTAAGGACATAGGAAAATGAAAAAATTATTATTAGTATTATCTTTTTTATTATTAGTTAATTGTGCAAGTCAAAAAACAAAATCTCACATGGCTGTTGGAATTGGTGCAGCTGGGGGATACGGTACTTGTAGGGCTTTACTAGAATCAGGATCAGCAATTTCAGCAGCTTGTGCTGTAGTTGGTGCAATTTATGGTACAAGTTTATTTTATAATGATGATATGAACGTACACAAGGTAGTATTTGTAGATGCTTTAAATACAAACCCAGGCAAAAGATCTCACACATCATGGGGAAGTAATTCATCTGGCAATTGGGGATCAATTACAGTTAACAGAAGTTATCTAGTTAAGGGTGTTAAATGTAGTGAATACGAGTCAGTTATCAGTATTGAGAGAAGTTGGCCTATGTATAGTATATCAAGAGAAAATGAGTTTGGAGTTGCTTGTCAAATGCCAGACGGAAGATGGTACATACAATAATGTTTGACCCTTTTGAAAAACAAAGAAAATATCTTTTATGGTCATTTATATTGATAGTGTTTTTAATAGTCACAGGAATTGCAAGTGCAGAACAACCTAAAAAAGAACAAACTAAATCAGAATGGTTAAATGATAACCCTTGTATGATTAAAGTTGTTATCACAAACTTAGAAACCAACGGAGTTGTAAAAACAACCAAAGAAGAAAAATTAATATGTAGAGACGGTTATGATGGTCCCAATTATTGGGAACTATTTGCTAATTTTTACTATTCAGGAATTACCATGCCACCTTATTGTAGGTCGTATGCTAGACCAGATCATCCATTTAAAACACCTGGTATGATTTGTTTAAACGAAAAGGGTGTTTGGGAGAAACAATAATGACGAAACTATTAGTAATAATAGCTTGTATTGTTGTCATTACAGTACATTGGAGTGATTTTAATGACAAGGTCAATGTGACCAAAATGATGGATAAAACTATCGAAGTAATAAAAGAAGGAAGTAAATAAATATATGATAAAAACAATAATGATCGCTTTACTTGCTTTGACTTTAACGAATTGTGCAAACAATACATATAAAGTTAAAAAAGAAGCGAATACGGAAGGAAGAGTGTTAAACCAAGTACCACAATGGTACGTTGATGCTAAAATAGACAAAGGATTTATCTTCAATAAAGATGCAGATAAATATGTTTATGCAGTAGGTCAAGGTAGAAGCACTGACATACAACTTGCAATCGAGAAAGCTATGATGATCGCAAAGGCTGAACTTGCTGATAAGTTAAGAGGTCAGATGAATAAAAGAACTGATCTTTATATAACAGAAATTGGTACAGATGGCAATAAAAAGATAGTCTCTAAAATAGAAGAAACTATTGTCAATGTAGTTAAGGCTACAATGATTCAAGGTTATGAAGCTTGGGAAAAAGCAGTTTACGAAACACCAGATAACGAATATAGAGTATATGTTGGTTTAAAAATGGGTGTTGGGGAAACTAATAAACTTGCTGAGTACATTGCTGCAAATGCTATAACAGCAGTTGATGTAGATACTCTTGCTAAAAATGCTATTCAAAAAGTTATGATTAATGATCTTGCTCCAGTAGGAACAAAATCTAATCCAGACGGCATTAAAACCAAAAACTAATAACTATGGCAATAACAATATACAGCAAATCAAACTGTACTTTTTGTGATAAATCAAAGGCCTTATTAAGAGGCCTTGGATTGTCTTATGAAGAAAAAATGTTTGGTAAAGATTTTAATACACCTGAAGAACTATACGAGGCAGTAGGCAAACAAGTTAGAACTATGCCGCAAATACAAATAGATAATGAATTAATAGGCGGCTACAATCAATTGGTTGAACACTTTATGAATCAAGGTAAAGTTAATTTTAAAGGCGAAAAGATATAAATTGATTAAAGCCAAACAATCTAAATCTATACCTTGTGCTTCTAACGAATATGGTTTTGTTGAAGGTACAAATAAATTAATTTATATAGATCGTATCTATATGAATCTTCACAAACAAATTGAGTTAATTCAAAAAAATGGCACAGAATATAAAGGTAGTATTTCTAAAAAATCAATTAAAACACCATACGGCACACTAGGTCATGTTTATGTGACCGCAGATCAAAGATGGTTTTGCAATGCTGGTATGCCAATTAACAAACCAAACAATCTCCTTGCGTATAAATAGTAATATGAGAAAATTTCAACAGTATATAACTGAAGGTGTCTATGACCCTTCTATATTCAAAGCTTTCTTCTTAGCAGGCGGCCCTGGTTCAGGTAAATCGTTTGTTTCTAAGAGTGCATTATCAGGTATGGGTTTAAAAGTAATCAATAGTGATAGTGCTTTTGAAAGTAGATTAAAAAAAGAAAAGATGTCGGTAGACTTCGCTGCTCATGATGAAAAAGAAATTATCAAAAGAGATAACATAAGATCAAAAGCTAAACAAGTTGCAGGTATGCAGTTAAGTATGGCACTTGCAGGTCGTCTAGGTATAATCATAGACAGTACAGGAAGAAATATTGAAAAAACAGAAATAGAAGCAAAAAATTTAAGAACAATAGGTTATGATATTCATATGATATTTGTAAATACTTCTTTAGAAGTTGCATTAGAAAGAAATAGAAACAGAACTAGAAAACTACCAGACGCAATTGTAATTAATAGTCATAAACAAGTACAAAAGAATTTAGGAAAATTACAAAGAATTTTTGGTCATAGAAATTTCCTTATTGTTGATAACAATAAAGAAGGAGAAGATGTTAATCCAATGATACATAAAAGAATTAGATCTATGATAAACAGAGCACCTACATCATATCAAGCAGTAAAATGGATACATAGAGAACTAGATAAGAAAAGAAGAAAATAAAAAATGAGTGATTCTAACTTAATATTATTTCCTATTCACAAAACAAGAAAACCTAAAACAGAATTAGCAAAGAAACAAACAACAGAACAAGCTCAAAAAATAAAAGAAACTATATTTATTGATCAACTTGTAGAAGAATTTTCTTTAGACTTAATTCATGTATTGCAAGAGAACGCAATTAAAATGAAAAGCAAAGATTTTGTAAAAGATTTATCGGTTGTTATAGAGAGTATTAAAAGTTTATTAAAAAGAGATTTCGGTCAAAAACATCCAATGCAAGGTATTACCGATGCTCTTGCTGAGATAGTTACTTTACCTGATGGTAAAAAAGCCACTGATATGAATTATAATCGAGTATTTGTCAAAAAAACACCAGATAAACCCTTGACATTGAAATAAAAAAGTGTTATAATATATTATGATTATCGTTGACATAAATCAAATAATGATCTCAAACCTTATGGTTACGCTTAGTAGAGATAATATGGAATTAAGTGAAGACTTAGTACGTCACATGATACTAAATAGTCTAAGAGGTCACAATAAAAAGTTTAGAAAACAATACGGTGAAATGGTTATTGCTTGTGACAGTGGTAATGTATGGAGAAAACAAGCATTTCCTAATTACAAAGCAGGTAGAAAAGCAAATAGAGAAAAGTCAGAACATGACTGGACAATGATATTTGATATGCTATCTAAAGTTAAAAGAGAAATTAAAGAATTCCTACCTTACAAGGTAGTTGAATTAGAAACAGCTGAGGCAGATGATATCATAGCTGTTCTAACAAGAAAAGTAAAAGAGAAGATACTAATACTAAGTGGTGATAAAGATTTTATACAATTACATAATGAAAGAATAAAACAATACAATCCTGTGCTTAATAAGTTTGTAGGTAAAGATGAAAATCCAAGTCTATATATTAGAGAGCATATACTAAAAGGTGATAGAAGCGATGGCATACCAAACGTACTATCAGACGACAACGTTTTTATTGAAGGTAGAAGACAAACACCTTTAAGTAAAAAAAAGATAGAGGCATGGTGCAACGAGTTAGTGCCTACCTTTAACGATCAAGAACAGAAGAACTACGATAGAAATAAAATATTAATAGATTTGAATTGTGTTCCAAAAGAATTAGAAGACAAGATAAATCGTGAGTTTGAAAATATTGAACCAGCAACTAGAGATAAAATACTAGGCTATTTCATAAACAAAAAACTTAAAACTTTAATTGAAGTCATTGACGAATTTTAGACTTCAAAAGAACTGTTAAGGAGTAAGGAGAAAAAAATGGTTATAATTAGAAGAAATCCAGATGGGACTATTGCAAATCCCGAAATGGTAAAACAACAATCGCAAAGTCAAAATCAAATACGAACAGAAACAGTATCACACCCAGCATTAACAAGTAGAAAAGGAATGCAAGCACTAGCAGACTCAGGTCGAGTAGTACCTGCATTGTTTAGTGAAATTGCTAATAAGGTGAATAATGCAAAAGATAAACCTAGAAAATTAAAAGTATTGCAAGAACACGATTCAATATCTTTAAGACAAGTTTTAAAAGGTGCATTTGATCCTAATATTGAGTGGTTACTACCAAAAGGACTAGATGTTCCTTACACACCAAATCCTGCTCCAATAGGAACTGATCATACTTTATTAAGTCAAGAAGCAAAAAGATTGTATCTTTTCACAAAAGGTGGAGATGCAACTTTAACTGATAAGAAAAGAGAATTACTTTTTGTTCAGATGTTAGAAGGATTATCTGCTGAAGAAGCTACATTTTTATGTGTAGTTAAAGATAAAAAAGTTAACAATGAGTATAAAGGGCTTACAGCAAATCTAGTAAAAGAAGCGTTCAATTGGGACGATAATTTTATGAAAAAGAACTAAAAAACGTCACTATTGACACCCTAAAAAACCCTTATATTTCAATCTAAAGTTGATTTATAAGGGTTTTTTTATGCGGTATTTGCTTGACTTTGTGTTTAAATTGTGTTATAATATACCATATTATGAAAAAAAACAAAAGGATACATTATGATACCATATGAAACATTAAATAAGATGACAGTTGCTCAATTAAAAGATACTAAAGATATGATTGATATTACTATTAAACTTAAAGTTGCCGATCAACTTAAAGTAGGATCAGAAGTTTATATCGTACAGAAAACTAAAAAGACACCTGGTGTTATTAAAAAGATAATGCAATCAAGATGTCTAGTTAAAATGAGAGATATGACTTATAGAGTGCCAATGACAATGTTAGAACTGAGGACTGCTTAATAATGAAAACAGAAAAAGAAGAAGTAAAAACAATACTAGTCAAACACAATCTATTAAAATCAGACATAGAAACTATAACTGATCCTGAATCAAAAGTATATTCAGATCTATATGAATACTTTATGAGCTCAGGTGATATACCATACGGTATCGTAAAATGTAGAACCGGTGATCCAGTTGAATGGATTTCTGATAAATTAGTAGAATTACAACTAGTATAACACTAAAAAAAGGACTATAAATACATTATGAAACTAAATGCTAAACAAAAAGAAATTGTAAAAAAACTTGTAAAAGGTAATGGGCAGTTTAAAACTTCACAAATACCTAAAGAAAAATTTGAAAAGAACCTAGAAGATATTGTAAGTTTATATCTAAAAGGTATATTGACCTTTCAACGAGAGTATGATGTTGATTGGGTTGGTCCATCTAACGAACATAAAGTTAAATTCAAATACTATGTTTTAACAATGGATAAAAATAAAACTATTAAAGACCTGAAAGTTATAGTTAAAGATGGTAACATTGCCTAACTACTCAAACACAATTACTACACCTAATACTACTAATATTAGTCTTTTAGAAAAAGAGCTTGAAGATTTAAAAAGTGAAAAAGAGTTTACTATATCACAAGAAAAATTAGATTTTTTAGATGATCAAATTTTTGAGGTAGAAGACTCTATTAAAAAATTAAATGGAAATTAATATGCCTAATAAAAAAGAAAGAGAACATATATTAGATATAACTTGGTTTTATGCTAAGATAGTTTTTGCTTTAACCATTTTTGGTTTAAGTTTATTTGCTGTCGGTACATACTATCCAAATCAAAAAACAGTTGTAAAAATTTCAAACAAAATAGATGCAGTTTATGTAAATAAAATTAAAGAAATGGATTTACAAGAACCTGATTTTATTTATGCTAATGATATTCAATTTGTAAAAGTAATGCATAAGTGTATTAACTATATAAACTTCACTACACCTAAGAATTTAAGAGTACCTTATGAAATGATTATAGGTCAGGCTGCGTTAGAGTCTGGTTGGGGTACAAGTAGATTTTCAACAGAAGGTAATAACTTATTTGGCATTAGAACTTGGTCAAAAGATTCACCACACTTATTACTAATTGGTGTTAAAAAGTGGCCGGGTTGGGGTGTAAAAGTTTTTACTAGTAAATGTAATAGTGTAAAATATTATATTGATTTATTAAACAATCATAATGCTTATAAAGAATTTAGAGAATTAAGAAAAAAAACTAAAGACCCAATTGAATTAATTAAAACACTTGATAAATTTTCTACTACAAAAGATTATGACATAAGAGTTATAAGAGTGATTGGTGAAATAAGAACACTAGAGAAAAAAAATGAATTATAAACCTTTACCAGAATCAGTTACAATTAAATCAAGCCCTATTCATGGCTTAGGATTATTTGCAGTTAAAGCTATTCCTAAAAATACAGATCTAGGTATGATGCATTTAGTATTAGAAAATATGTATAATATTAAACAACGTGAAATTATTAGAACTCCTGTTGGCGGTCATGTTAATCATTCAGAAGATGCAAATTGTGAAAGAGTAGAAGTTAAAATATATAGATGGCATCTTAAAACTATAAAAGAAGTTAAAAAAGGTGAAGAACTTACACTAAAATATACAATGTATAAGGTTGACAAAACAGATTAAATGTGTTATAATATACTATGAAAACAAAAAGAAACAAGTTTGAAA